CATATATTCAAAAAATTTCCGAGAGTACGAAAAAACGCTCGTACCCACTAGTTCCAAGAATACTAGAGATCTTATTCTTGGTCACTTCGATCGCGCGGTTGGCATTACCGAAGATGCTAGTATGCAGGAAGTATCCGTTTCTAAACGTTCAGCGGAATCCCTGGTACTGCACATTTTTAAAGAAATCTCTAAAAACGTTAAAGTTCCAGAAAATTGCGAACGAATAGTCCTCTCATTGATTTGGCCTTTTGTTGCACGCCGTTCCGAAAGAAAAAAGGAATGGTTTTCGACTAAAGAACTCGATCGATGTATTCGAAGTTTCAAAAAAATGTTGGACAACATTTTATCTTTTAACTCCGAAGATAACAAAGAGCAAACATTTTGTAAATATTGGCTCGATTATTATCTTTGTTTGTGCTTTGGAGATCACCAGCGTCCTCTACGAGAAGATTGGATTAACAAACCATTGTTTACCGGTTGGTTAAAACGATTTGTTGTGAGAGCTTGTGAGAAAAAAGATTTGAGCTTCATTTTTTCTCTTCAAAAAGGTTCTAAAAGAGCTTGGTCCCCCCTTGGGTATCCGAGGATGCACGCAAGTCTTTTAAAACATTCAGAACGCTTAAGTTCTTTCCATGGGTTTCTACCTTTAGATCTTGATGATAATATTCGTCGAACTTCTTACGAGGTTTTTCAGAGTATTATTCCCGACGGTACAGTAAAACCAGAACCAACAAAGTTTGTTCCAAGTGGGTCAGCATGCTTACAGGCCTCTGTCAATGACGGAGGTTGCCTAAGTTTGTTTGAACCATTAGATACAGACTCTATTTTTGAAAATAAGGAAAGACTTAAGATTGGAAAACTACGGTTGCTTGATCTAGAATTAAATAGATGGAGAAAAAAGACCTATTTAGAGGCTAAAAAGATAGTAGAAAAAGTAGTAAGAGAAGATTGTGGTGATGGCCTATTTGATTTACAAGTAGTACCGATTGCTGAACCCTCGAAGTATAGGATAATAACCAAAGGAAACGGTTATTTATACTCAGTACTTCAACCTTTACAGGGTTTGATGATTGATGCTTGGAAGTCTCATAGATCCTCAACTATGTTACATGAAGATCTTACCACTCGAGTAAATGAAATCTATTCGAATGTGAAGTTTGCTGATTATTGGTGTAGTGTTGATTATGAAGCTGCAACCGATTTGATAAAGAAAGAGGCTACGTTGAGTGCTTTTCGCTCTCTTGAAGGGACAACTAACTTTGAGTTAGCTTGGCAGGCGTTATCTGCTTCTGGTAACATCTCATATCCTAGTTTTAAAAAGATTAATGAACAATTTAATCTTAATCTAAAGGATATTCCAAATGTAGACTTGTACGATGGTCAATTAATGGGTCATCCATTATCTTTTCCTCTATTATGTGTTATTAATCTATCAGTTTATCGCACAGCGATAGATCGTTGGGTTAACTCAGCACCTAATAATTTTGAAAGACGCTGTAGAAAAGATCGTGGAAGACAAATGTGGGAAAATGTAATTGTGAATGGTGACGATATGTTATTTCGTTGCGAATTTGAATTTTATGATATCTTCGTTCGATGTGCGAAGGATGCTGGTCTTCTGATGAGTGTTGGAAAACAATATTTATCGAAAGACATGTGTATGATTAATTCGCAAGTTTTTAAAAAGAATGGGAATAAGATGGTGAAATGCTCTTACTTGAATCAAAAGTTCTTTTTTGACGATTTGAGTAAGATGCCACATGATCCGGATTATTGTCAACCTGATCAGTTTGGTAAGGATATTAATAAAATGATAGAACACTGCTCTTGGACTAAGTGTGCTATCCCAAGAATTTTTTCCCGCTTTAAAATTAAATACCAATCCGATTTTCGTCCTAATTGGTATCTCCCATATCACCTTGGTGGTTTTGGTGTTGATATTAAGTATTCACCTGAAGATTGGAAAGTTACAAGGCAACAAAGAAAAGTTGCTCGATTGTTCTTAAACGATCCTAAAGAATTACTGTTCCGTCATAAATCTATTCTTCGTGATAAATTAACGAAAAAGATTTCGGGTGGACTATGTAATTTTCGTTTTGAACAGCCTTATCGTCCTCTTAATCAACATGAGACGAAAGATTCTGATCCTTGGCTACAAAGACTTTGTTTGATCAAAAGAGTAGCAAGCGGAGGGGAGTTACCTTCGGAGAAGGGTTTCCATTATGTGGAAAAACAACTTCAAGGACTACGACCCATTAAGTTTGCGAAATTCTTAGCTGTATGGACTCTAGATTTGGTTGGTACTATGGGACCACTAGTCGGAGCTCTTAACCCTTTATATTAATTTTCTTTTGTTAGAAAATGACCTGGAGTATGTCGTTAAACTGCTTCCATTATTGTTATGGAGAAGAAGGATTCAGTTCTTTTTGAAGATAATGATAATGATGGGGTTATGTAGTGTAATGAGGCCAAAACACTAAGTGTGCTAATAAAAATGCCAAGAGACTGCACGGACCTTCCTACTGGTTACTACATGATGGACAGTCCCTCTTTCGTTGAGGTATCCCATACTAACGAATGCAAACACCTATGAAAATGATGAAGAAAAATGAAAATGTCCCACAGGTTCCTAAGAAGAAACAAAGAAGAAGACAACCTAAAGTTGCCCAAAATGAAGCTGGTAATTTAAAATCATCCCAGCCGAGAAATTCTGTTGCTGTTGCTTACTCATCGATACAGAGATTCCCCCGTAAATCGAAACAAACTGAACGATTCACTAGCCGCGATTTAGTTGCGACCATTAGTGGTTCCACCGCTTTTGCAACGACTAAGTTTGTTGTGAATCCAGGCCTATCCAGTACCTTTTCGTGGTTAGCCCCGAATGCTGTGAAATGGCAACAATATCGTTTCTCCCGTCTCGCTTTTATTTATGTCACGAGATCTGCTACTACTGCTAAAGGCAGTGTTATCTTAACTCCTGATTATAATCCTACCGATTTACCTCCTGCTGATGAATCTCATGCCTTTAATAATCAAAACGCCGTTGAAGATGTCCCTTGGAAACAAGAGATCATTTGTAGACTGGATGTTAATGCAATGTTTTTCTCGGGTCCTCGGAAACAAATAAGAACTGCTAACATCTCTGGAGACTTAAACATCTATGATGCTGCTCGACTCTATGTCTCTACTGTTGGC